CTCGCTTGCTACAGCATGGACAGGCATCATTGCTTTTTATTTTGGTTCATCCGCTGGCAGTCAGAAAAAAGACCAGTTACTGCATCAATCAAATCCAACAAAGTGAGGTTGCCATGCGTTCCAATTTTGATGTTGCACTGCTGAAATTACTGGTTCATGAGGGCGGGTTCGTTAACCACAAAGCCGACCCCGGCGGCATGACCAACCTTGGCGTGACCAAAAAAGTTTGGGAAGAATGGCGCAACCAACCTGTTGATGAAGCTGAGATGCGAGCGTTAAGCCCTGAGAAAGTTGCACCGCTTTACAAGGCAAAGTATTGGGACATGGTGCAAGGCGACCGCTTGCCGCATGGCGTGGATATGTGCGTGTTTGACTGCGCCGTCAATAGTGGCGTGAAAAGAGCATCAAAACTGCTTCAGAGGGCGGTTGGCGTGGATGATGATGGGGTTATAGGTCGTGCAACTATTGCGGCTGTAGAAGCCTTAAACCCAGAAGAAATCATTGACCGATTCTGTGCTGAACGGCTGACGTTTCTGGAAGCCTTACCGACCTTTACAACCTTTGGCAAGGGCTGGACACGGCGGGTTGCTCAGGTGCGCGAAGAATCGCAGAATCTGGCTTAATCCTGCCAATCGGCAAGCCAGTTCGCAAGCAGACAGCAAACACCGACTGTGACCGCACCGCCAAAAAACAAAACAAATACCAGCACCAGAAAATCCATCATTTTGTTTTCCTTGATAAAGCCTTGGAATAAATAAAAACTTGATTCTTTTCGTTAATGTCACGCCCATCTTGCTTGCGCTTGGCGTATTCTTCGCCCTGCTTTAGCCGTTTCATTTTGGTGTCGCGTGTCCAGATGCTTTTGCCGCTGTAATCAAATGCCGTGGTCATTGAGTTCCTTGAGTTTGGCTTCAATGGCTCGGGCAAAAGAAATGTGCGTTTCCTCATTTTCACCAGCCGTGCTTACAAGCAGATAATCTATCTCCACATCTGTCAGCCCTACCCATGTGCGCTGTGCCAAGGCTTTTTCAACAACAGCAATGGCTTCTGCTGTTCCGCACGGCTCGCCGCCATGACACCACTTCAACGCCTCAAGCACTAGCTTCAATTCATCTTGTGTCATGACTTCACCCCACAAACTTTTTCCATGTAAGCTACATAGCATTGGTCAATGGTTTCAAATTTTCTTTCATCAAAATCTAAAAACCAATACCTCTTTTCATTGAGCCATTCGCCAGTGCGTTTGTTTCGGTCGGTGTATACCTCGACTTGAATGCTGTGCTTGTCGTTGCGATACATACGCTGTGCGCCAGTATCAAAAGTAATTCCCATTATGTAATCAAACCGCAGTTCGCAGAATTCTTCAAATGTCAGTTCAGTCATGCTTCACCTCTAGCTCTGATGGCTTTAGGTAAACCAAGCATCCATTTATACATCTTGTCTTTTCCAATAATTTTTTCCCACTTTTCAAGGCGAGCATCAACTACCTTTGCACAGGCTTCACGTTCTTTGGCGGCTACAAGGTTGGCAAACTCTGTTAATGCGTCCATGTATAACCCATCACGATTGCCTGTTGTTACAAGGCGGCATTGAATTGCAAACCGAATAATGTCATCTTGTGTCATTTTTTCATTCTCCGAACATAACTTGCAAAACTATCAATGGTGTCTTTGCCAAATGGCGTTCTAAACATGACTTCAATTTCACGCGCCACTTCTTCAAGCACTTTGTTCCGCAATTCATCGTAGAACTGCTGTTGCGTTTTTGGTTCTGTCGGTTGATTGAATTCACTCATAGCAATCCCCATCCAAACATAAAAAAGAAACTGTAAACCTTGCAAATGATGCCGACAACAGTTGCCCAAAACAAACTGGTCAAAATTGTGATTGCGTGTTTCATCTCAGAAATCCATCACGCCTTGCTGTATGCGCTGTTCTGTATTCAAACAAGTTTGCAAGGTTTGGGTTAAGTATGGCAAACAGTCGTGCAAGGTATGGGCTGATGTTGTTGTTGATTTTCCACCCGCCATCGCCATGCTCAGACAGCGCGGAATGATGCCGCAACACATGGATAATGGTTCTGGCTGAATAGTGCTTGAAACCCGCTTTAACGACTTTGAAAGCCTCTTGCTCAAAGGCAATCCAGATGTGCGCGTTTTCCGGTATCCAGCGTAAGAATTCATCGCTGAATTGTTCTTTGTGTTCATGTGCAATATCTTCGATTGTGTAATTTTTCATTTGTTTACTCCAGAACTTTGTAACCGCGACCATTCAAACAAGTCTTAACAATCGCTTGTCGGCGTTGATAAGCTGACCATGCGCCTGAACCACTACCCACAATCGCGCCAGAGGCCAATCCAGCACCAGCGGCATTGTTCACAGGCATACCCGTCTTGCTTGCAATCCATGCGCTTAAAAGGGCTGATGCCGCGCCTTGAATGGCGGCTGACTTTGCCATTTCCACAGGGTATTGCACTTCTTCAGATATGCGTTCGCATTCCATCTGGTCTGCATAGATGTTGCCGGGTGTCGTGCTGGACTTTGGGTCAATGATGATTCGGTTAGCACAACCAGAAAGTAAAAGCAAAAACAATATTTTTAACATTTTTAATTCCTTATGTGATTTTCAATACCTCAAGAAATCCTGTGTTTTCATTGATGTGGCTGGTGTATGAATCTCGCCCAAAAGTGCGGTACATATATGAACTGACCCAAGATTGAAGTTTTATGCCGCCATATTTTTCAAAAGGTATTTCTACAACTTGACCTGTTTTAATTGTTGACAAATAACCGCTGACAAATTTGGTTGGCTCGCCTCGCGGATATTGTGAACTTGACCTTTGGCGTTCAGTCGCAATAACCAAATCGCCATGTTGATTGCCATCTGAATCAATAATTGCAAACTGGCAACCCAAGGAATTCAAAATTGAAATCGCTTTGTTCAATGCTATGTCATGTATTTTCATATCAATCTTTCAAAAAGGCGGCTTACAAGTTACCTATGCGCCGGGGTTAATCAAAAAGGAATATCGTCATCAGGCATGGGTTCGGCACGGCGACCGGGGCGGGGTTCTGACTTGGGCTTTTCCTTGTCATACGGTTCATTGATGTAAGCGTACCCATTCCATTCAAGCGGGATGACATCCAACTTCAACATCGGGCCATGTTTGCTTTCAATGATTGCACCAATTTTGGTGTACTTTTTTTTTGTCTCGCCTTGTGCATTGACGTATTCGCCAAGCACCGCAGTCACTTCTTTGTAAGCCATTATTTATTTTCCTTTGCTAATTCAGCTTGCTTTTTTATTGCACTGCGGACTTTGCTGTCCAGTTTTGACCAAAGCGCAATCTTTTCATCACCATCTTCAATGCCTGTGTATTGTTCGTATGCACCGTGCATATCGTCTGCCGCCACTCGTTCCAAAATAGCATCCAGCACATCTTGCACAACTGCTTGACGGTCAGGCTTCAGCCCATCCCATGCGCCTTGTGTGGCTGAAATCTTTGGCACTGACTTACTAGCGGCATTGCCATCGTCATCCTCTGGCGCAAGCCCTGTGGCGGCTAACAGCGAGTACCTACGGGCATAAGTCGCGCAACTGCCAATGCCTTGGGCATCTAACTTGACGGCTGGCACAAACAAACGACCTCCGCTGAGTTGCTCGCCTGACTCATGAATAAACAGTGTTTCAACAATCACGCCTTTGTCGCATTCGTGGAACTGTTGCATCAGGGCAATGCTGTTGTCATTAAGCGCATCAATGACTGCTTCAACGCAAGCGGACAGGTCAGCATACTTACTGCGAAAATGCGGGTTGGTGCTGGACTTAAGTGCTTTGCCAAATGCTTTTTGTGCTTTGACCAGCGCGGCTGATACCTTTTGCATTTTAATTATCCTTTTCAATTAGTTCACGTTGTAGGTTCAAAATTTCTTCTTCATCATTTTTTTGATGATTTTTCAGCGTTTCAATTTCTGCATCCATGCGGCTCAAATAGCCTTGAAGCATTCCGCATTTAAATGCAAGCCTAGATGTTGAGTCATCAGGGTATTTTTCGCGTGAAAGTTTTTCAGCTTCACTTACCATTTCATCAACTGTCATTTCAGTCCCATCAAATTTTTAATTAAAAATAGTAATCCGATGATGTAAACAAACATGGGCAAATTTGACTTGGGTTTGATGCCAAGCAATATGCCTTGCCAGAATTCTTCATCGCGGCTCATGACCGCTTTTTGCGGCGGTGTGTAGTACGCACCAATCCGTAGACCAGTGCGCGTTGTGTAGGGCAAGCTAGTCAAGCTGGCTTTCCCATCTTGATATGTCGGCTTCACGGCGTTCGTCTTCGCAGTGCTTTCGCCAACGATATGCAACTTCGGTTTCGATTTGCGCGGTGTCTTTTTCGCTAATGTCATTTGTAACCTCTAATCCATCTTGAAAAACTTCAATCTCAAATTCTGCATTCAGACCGACATCTTCATCCTCATCGACAAAGTTGTAAATAACTGTGACATCTGCGCCACTAGCAAGTTGATGTGTAAAGGAACGGGTCATAATTCCCTCGTTTTCAGCATTCTGTCTGCCATTGCGTATGCCGCAGATGCAGTTTCATAAAAATTCATGTCTTCCCGCCAACTAGAATCTGATAACAACGCTTGCATAACTTGTGCCGCAAAATAGTCCCGCAGTGTCATGCCTGTTACGTGCAAACCAAGAGTCTGTGCCCCGTGGTTATGCAATGGAAATGCTGGTGGGTTGTTCATTTCAGCAACTCCTTAACAATTTCAATCAGAAACGGCACTGACAGAATCAGGCCAACTGCGGTTGCTTGCAAATATTTTTTCATTTTCAATCCTTTCAAAATATGCCCCCGTAGGGGCGGTTAAATTAAGCAAGCAACATTTCTTCAGCTTGTGACTTCATGCGGTTGCCATTGCCGAACCATGCGTTGTTCATGCGTGTATCGACATTGTGTCCACGTTCGTGGTCGATATACTGAGTAACAGCGTTCAGCAAGCCCCATTTCGTGCCGTAAACTCCATAATTATTTGCCCCTATACCAGCACCGTCAAATAGTTCGATAACGCGCTTAAAGCCGCGAGATTCTTTAAAAGTATTGGTTTGGTGGTTGTAAGCCGCAGGGAATAATGTATTGGTGAATTCCTTAACATATTCACTTGATACGCCTTGACGGGCAAGTTTGCGATAGTTATCCATCATGCCCTCAAAACCGCTAACCACAATTCCAAGTTTGTCACGCATTAGGCTTTGGTCAAACTCTGTACCATGAGTTAACACTACACGGCTTGGTGCTTGTTCTTGGTCAGCCATTGATAACGTGTTATTACACACAACCCGAATGCTGGTAAACTGCCCAATAGTTGCCGCTGTACCATCAAACGATGTGCTTAACAGTAAGTAACCGCGCACTGCATCATCCTGCAACACAACAGATTCGCGGTTTACATTTGCCAAAGCCCAGATGCGTTTGCCGCCTTTAATCGCGCCAGCGACCTCAAGCGTAAATCCTGCTGACTGAACAAGCGTATTAAAAAATTCAAGCACTTCGGCGGGCTGATGAACTTTGTAACGATTGGTAACAACGCCTAAAGGTGCATTAGTGTCGTTGCGATAAATGACGTTCTGGTTTTCCATCTGAGAATAATTCTGACCGTCCCAAGTAAACATAATGGGCGACAATTTTGCTTCCCAATCCAGCCCTGCTTCTTTACGCCACACATCTATTGATGCGTCTTGGGTCAGTTGCTGACCAAGGCCATGCCAAGGCGTAGAGTTTGCGTAAGCGATTTCTGCTTTGCCAGTGATTGCATTGTTTTCGATTAAGTGAGCCATTTTAAATTTCCTTTGATTGTTAAGTTTACACAAGACCCATTCGCATGGGTTTCGCCGATTAACGGCTCATCAGTTGTGTTAAGAAACAAAATTTTCAGCGGCTAAAATAGTAAAGTAAATTTTTTCATCAAACCAAAAAACTAACAATTCTTTGATATGTTCAGATGTAATTTGTTGTTTGCAAATCATTAAGGTTTTTTCAGCTTCATAAATTAATCGAATAGCATCATGTTCAGAAATATTAGAATTAAACATTTGAAAATGAAGCATTTGAGTTTGAGCTATTGTAAATTTTTTCATTTTTGATTCCTTTTAATTTGGTTGGTTGGTATCAGTTTGTTAAGCTGACAGATGAATCTTAACACCAAAACTTAACAAATTAACACAATTATTTAAAATATTTTTTGTTAATACCTGTGTTTTAAAATGTTAACAGTTTTGAAAACACGTGTTTTCAAACTTAACAATAGACAATTTGTTAACTTGATGGTATCATGTTAATTATGAACACACAAACCGCAATTCAACTCGCTGGCTCAAAAGCCAAACTTGCTCGACTGCTTGGTGTCAGCCGTGCCGCTGTCACTCAATATCACACCGTTTTGCCGCCCAAGCGCATCGACCGCTTGCGTCAAGCACATCCAGAATGGTTTGCTGATTCAGCACCGCCCACAGCGGAAATTGAACTGCAACCAGCAGAGTTAACACCTGTTTAAAGAAATGGTTTAAAATTGAGGCACGGCTAGGGAATGCAACCCGAAAAGGCGATTCGTTACCGCTCTGCCGATGTTTCTTGTAACGACAACCGACAACGTAAGGTTTATATGCACTACTACCAGTTTAATATTAGTGACTATCAAAGTCACACAAATCATTTAGACCCGCTTGAGGATTTGGCCTACCGCCGAAT